CCTGTCCTCCTCCATCCAAGACATCGGCAAGACCTTCCTTTCAGCCATCACCGGAGCTTCCGTGGAAGAAGCCGGAGCCATGTACATGGCCTACTCGACCGGACGCAAGGCTCCCGTCGGCGTCATTGCCGAGGCCATGAGCCAGCTTCCGGGCATCACCACCGAGTTCGAGAGCTTCATCAACGAGCAACGGGCCAAGAAAGGGAAAGACGACGCGGCCCTCACGCAATCCGAAATGCTCTTGTACAAGCAACAGTTCGTAGCGGAAAAACTCCCCACAATGATTGGCACCCTTAAGGAACGCTATGCAGCGGAAAAGGAAACATCTGTAAACAACAAGCAGTTCAATGATGTTGTCAAGGAAACCCTTGCCGGAGAACGCAGCAATCCTTTCGACGCGCTATCCAGCATGATGTCTAGCCCCTACAATGCCCCCTTCAAAAATTCGCTCACTGCCCTGAATACCCTCTTCCCCGATCAGATTCCCGAACAGGACTACAGGGGGATGCACAGCGTTCAAGACATGCTGGCCTATGCCCAAAGCCATACGCCGGGCGGCTTGTCGTGGCAGAACACCTTCTTCATCGCCGTGGGAGCAACACCGGATTCCCTCGGCGTCACCACAATACAGCAGGCCATCGACTATATTCCCAAGCACTTTGAACAGATGGGCTACAAGGTAAAACCCAGACCAGTCGTGCTCATCCCCAATGACGGAGGCCAGCAGAACCAATGAACAACACGATTGAAGTAACCCTCAACGGCTTGGAGGGCGGGGAAGAAGCCCTTTCCAGTATGCACGGGCTTGGCGAAGCCCCTCTCAATGCCACGGATGCCAACACCACGGCCCCCGCCGCCGTCGCCGAAAACGCTCCAGCCCCCTCCCCGGATACATCCCCAAAAGACGATGATCTTTCCTTCTTCGATTACGTCGGAGATGTGATCAAGGGCATCGCCAACGGCCCGGTGAACTCCGTCAACGAAACCATCGATCTTGCGGGAACCATCCTGAACGGCGGGGAGGAAGTCGACGTCGCCAAGGCCACCAAAGGCAGCGGCTGGCTCACGGACATGAGCAACTTTGGGGAGACGCAAACCTCGGCAGGGAAATTTGCCGAAGACATCTCCACGTTTGTGTCCGGCTTCGTTACCGGGGGGAAACTGCTTGAAGGCATAAAAGTGCTGCAAGGCGCAGGCAAGGGTGCCATAGCCGCCCGAGGTGCCGCCAAGAGCTTCTACTCCACCGTTACCTCGTTTGACGGGCACGAAGAAATGCTCTCGAATATGATTCAGGAACACCCGGCATTACAGAACGTGGTGACGGAAGCCCTTGCCGTAAGCAAGGACGACAACGAAATCGTGGGCCGCCTCAAGCATGGGCTGGAAGACCTCGGCATCGGTATGGCTCTTGAGGGGGCCATCTCCCTCTATGGAGGGTGGAGGCTGGCGCAGGCCACTAGCAAGAGCGCCAAGGAAAAAATCGTAGCCGAAACAGCCCGCCAACTGGAACAACTGCGCGGCGATAAAGAGATGCCCCATGATCTCGCCGCCGGGACAGCCGGTAAAAGCGAACCTCCCCTTCCTTCCGCAGCGGGAGGAAAAGAAACCACGCCTCCCGCCTCTGAGCATACGCTTCCTGAATCCCAAAACACCGATGCGCTCACGCCAGCCAAAGCGGAGGAACACCCGCTCAAGCCTTCCGAAGCCATCAAAGCCGACACTATCAAGGAACATATCCTTGATGTCGTCACGTCCACCAAGAGCAGAGAGGAAGTCGTTGAGAGCCTGTCCAAGGATTACAACATCCGCACGCATCTTATCCGTGATGAGAACGGCCTCCGCATCCTTGACGACATCAACGAGCAGATCTCCCCCGCAACCCTGAAAGGTCAGGGCGTGGAAACCTTCGATGCTGTGCTCAAGGACGCTGAACGGCTCAAGTATTACGGCATGGACAGAATCCAGAAGGTGGTCGAACTCGCCGCTTCCGGCGACATCCCTCTGAACAAGGCGAAACGGACCCTGACGCTCCTCAAGGACGGCACGGAGTTCTGTTCCCGTGAACTCTACAGGATCGCTGAAAAGATGGAGGTGAACCCGGCAGCCGTCTCCCCGCAGGAGATGCAGGACTTCGTATACCTAAAGGAAAATCTCGATAACCTGTATCTCGCCGAACGGAACCTGACCACGGAAGGCGGGCGGCTTTTGAGTTTCATGCGCAATGAGGGCGGCATATTCAGTGACGAAAAGATGTTCAAATGGTATGCCTCCCCCACAGGCGGCACCACGGAGCAAATCGCCAACGAACTTGCCAAGAAAGGCTATACCCCCGATACAATCAAGAAGATGGCCCGCGATATACGCCTGAACAAGGACAACCTCGGAGCCGTCGCGCAGGCGGCCCACAGCGTCAAACCCGGATCATGGTTCAACGTCTTCAACGAGTTCCGCATCAACAACATGCTGTCCGGCCCCTTCACGCTTGCCGCGAACGCGGCGACCAACGGCTTGAAAACCCTGCTCATGCCTGCCGAAAAGTACCTCGCGGGCACCATCATGCGGGATGACGCCGTGCAGCGCGAAGCCCTCGACACCTTCTCCGGCCTGTTTCGTTACTGGAATGACAGCTTCCGTCTGGCGAAAAAGGCGTGGAAGGTGGAGGACAACATCCTCGACCGGATGGGCGGAAAGATGGAAACCAACTCGGCGGCGATGACCTATGAGAACATCCGCAACCTCATGCTCAAGGATGCCCCGAAGGGGACCGAGCTGTCCCCCCTTCAAGAGAACATAGCCCGAGCAATGGGTCTGGTCGGTCCCTATCTCCGCATCCCCTCCCGGCTGCTGATGAGCACCGACGAGTTCTTCAAGCAGTTGAACTACCGATCTTCCCTCTCCGCCTCGCTCCTGCGGGAAGGCCGGGAAGCGGGCATCAAGGATGCCGGGGAGCTGGCCCACTATGTCGAGGAGCGGCTTGCCCTCGCTTTCAAGAAAGACGGTTCCGCCATCCGGGGCCGCTATGTGGACGATGCCGTCAAGGACAGCATCCAGTACGCAAGGGAATCCACATGGACGCAGGATCTCGGACGGAACACGCTTGGCGGCGGCATCCAGAACCTTGCCAACACCCACCCCGTCCTCCGCATCGCCATACCCTTCATCAAGACGCCGACGAACCTGTTCCGCGACTTCGTGGCCCATACGCCCGGCGTCGCGCAGATGACCAAAACCTACCGGGAGGCGATCAAGGAGGGCGGGGAACAAGCCGCCCTCGCCCAATCCAAAATGGCGATGGGTGCCCTGATGTGGACCGGAGCCGTCATGATGGCGCACAGCGGGCAGATCACAGGTTCCCCTCCGAAGGACAACAAGCTCAGGCAAGCCCTTGAAGCCACAGGCTGGCAGCCCTACAGCATCAAGGTCGGGGACAAATACCTCTCCTACAGACGTCTCGATCCCGCAGGGATGTTCCTCGGCATTGCCGCAGACCTTGCCGTTGCGGGCCAGTATCTCAACAAAGACCAGTATGATGATGCCGTCTCTATGGCTGTAGCCGCCCTGTCGAACAACGTCACGTCAAAGACGTACATGCAGGGAATCAGCGAACTTATAGACTTCATCAATGATCCCAATGAAAAGGCCATCCAGTATTTCGGCAGGATGGGGGCTACCCTCGTCCCCTTCGCGTCGGCGGCCCGATTCGCGCGCCAGCAGGCCGACGATCCCATGCGCGAGATGCGAGACTTTATGGATTACACCATGAACACCATCCCCGGCTGGTCCTCAACCCTCCCCGCCCGGAGGAATTGGGTCACTGGAGATACCATCAACTACAACCTCATCCCCTCGAATGCCAACGACCCCGTGCTCGATGAACTGAACAGGATGGCGGAAGGCATTTATGGCCCGCCCGCCAAGAAACTACATGGCGTCGAGCTTTCCACGGCACAGTATTCCCGGCTCAACGAGCTGCACGGCACGACGACCATCGGCGGCAAAACGCTGCATGAGTCCCTAGGGGAATTGTTCGCCAGCCAGCAATACGGCATCGACAGGAACACCATTGGAGATCCGCCCGACAAGGAACGCGGCCCCCGCGCCGTCGCCATCAACCGCATCATCCATGCATACCGACAGAAAGCGCAAGACGAACTGCTCAGCGAGGACGATAGCCTCCGCCATGAAGTGCGGAAATCCGACTACCAACGCCTCGCCTCCAAACGCGGGACCATGACGGAAAACAACCAACAGGAACTCTTGGATGCGCTTCTAACGTATTAACTCCCTCTCCCCGCCTCACACCCACCATACGGATGAAAAGGCGACCTTCCGATCCCGATGATCACATGAAGGCCGCCTTTTCATCATTCTTATCAACAAATTCAAACAAGGAGTTTTTGTTATGTGTGGCTATCCCGGCCCAGAAGGAGCACGCGGTCAAGTTGAAAATGGTGCTTACGTCGCGCGTACCGCGATTAAGTACGCAATACGTTGGGAGTATTCAACCAAGTGGGTGTTAAAATATCTTGAATATCTTTCAAACAGTGAACTAAAGCAGGATCTTTCTCCACAACAACAGATAATGCTTGAAGAAGCATACAGATTTTATCGCTCTCCAGAAAAGGTTGAAACTCTTCTAGCTTGCCTATCAGTACCCAAAATCTGGGATGAAGTGATAGCGGAAGCAGAGCGTGGGCTACCACGGCACCCCGAAGCCTCACACTCTCATCTACGCGGATATTTCCCCGATATTCTCTGATATAATCTCTAGATAATACTTTATAATTATCAGCAAGCCATGTTCTGAAATCGCCATATTCTGGGACAAGAGAAAGTCGGTTTACAAAATATTTCTCTAAACAAGGCATATAATTACCTTTATCAAATTTACATTTATATTTCCACATCCAATAAGTATATTGAAGTGTAACTAGAGAAGCTAGTTCACAAAGAGCTTCCTCAAGCCACATAAAATAATAATTACCTGCAACACAATGAGGGAACGTCTTTTCTGTACCTATAAGTATGTGACAATATTCATGTGAAAACTGGTAAATAAATTGTGCCCAATATGAACTTGTTGCACTCAGTAAAATATTATAGCATTTTTTATTTATATATCTTCCAAGAACAACCATTGGGCCATATTCTGAATATTCAACATAAACATCTTCACATGCCGATTTATGAAATAGATTATCCATAATATCTTTTACAATATTCAGTAATAATTCAATCTCATCACCCCAATCCTCCTCCCCACCTTCTCTTATAACCACAACGACTTTGGACATCGCTTTCCTCCTCTTTCATCCTCCGTAGATACGTCATCACCGTACCACAGGCAACATCCCTTAACATCCCATAACCTTCAAGGAGCATTTATGTCCTACAGTTACGTCACCTATACGGGCGACGGAACGACCCAAGACTATATCGTCCCCTTTCCCTACCTGAAAATCTCCGACGTCAAAGTCAGCCTTGACGAAGCGGAACAGAACGCCCTCGCCTACTCATGGCACACATCCGGCACCATACGCTTCGTCACGGCCCCGCCCAACGGGGCGTCTATCCGCATCCAACGCATCACGGACAAGGTGACGCCCGCCGTGGACTTCCGCGACGGCTCCACGCTCACCGAGGCCGACCTTGACCTCGCGGTGACGCAACTCCTCTACATCGCGCAGGAAGCCTACGACGCCCTCGACGGGGAAACCGCCGTCGCCGCAAAGGACAAGGCTGAGAAAATCCTCAAGGAAGTCGAAGAGGTATTCGCCAAGACACAGATCGAGATCAACTACTTCCGCAAGATGTGGATCGACGTGCAGGAGTCCCCCACCGCGCCCGGTCGCGGCGAATATGATTTCACGTCCGGAAAGATGACCTTGTATGTCCCCGCTGGCCCCGTTGGGCCACAAGGTCCGATGGGACAGGAAGGGCCACAAGGTCTTCCCGGCGCACAGGGAGAGCAAGGGCCACGCGGCATACAGGGGCCGCAGGGCATCCAAGGCGAACGAGGCCCGGAAGGACAGCAGGGGCCGATGGGTCCGCAAGGCATCCAAGGGCCAAAAGGGGAGACTGGAGAGCGCGGCCCCCAAGGTCCGCAAGGCATCCAAGGGGCAACTGGCGCTCAAGGGCCTCGGGGCGAAACCGGACCTGTAGGCCCGATGGGACCGGAAGGGCCTCGCGGCATTCAAGGAGAGCGTGGTCCCCAAGGCCCCGAAGGTCCTAAAGGAGCGACTGGCGACAAAGGCCCCATCGGGGATTCTCCGCTGCCTCTCACATTCGGAAACTTCTCTGTCAATACAGATGGCTACTTGCAGTTTGAGTATAACGGAGGCCCTGTGGACAGCTCCATGTTCAACCTCAACCCGGAAACCGGAATATTGGAGGTCATTATAGCGTGAGCAACATCATGCAAATCGGCAAGGTCCGCCCCACCTATAAAGGCGAGTGGGATGCGGGGAAAGCTTATGAAACCTTGGATTGGGTCCTCTATCGGGGGATCGCCTATCAAGCGATTAAGGACGTCCCCATAAACCGGGAACCTGATGTCGCCACCGACTATTGGGTCGCTACCGGAATGAAGGGCGATAAAGGCGACAAAGGAGAGACAGGAGAACGGGGACCTGCTGGCGTGGACGGCAAGGACGGGGCTCCCGGCATCCAAGGGCCTAAAGGCGACAAGGGAAATCAAGGCATCCAAGGACCTAAAGGAGATACAGGCGCAACGGGGCCACAAGGCCCGCAGGGGACCGCTCCGGAACATAAATGGGCTGGAACCAAACTGGCCTTCCAGAATCCTGACGGCTCATGGGCTGACCCCGTAAACCTCATTGGAGCGCAGGGGGTTCAAGGCCCCGAAGGACCCATCGGCAAACAGGGCATCCAAGGCCCTGTTGGACCGCAAGGCCCCGCTGGACCACAGGGGGTGGCAGGCCCCAAAGGAACTTCGCTCAACCTGAAAGGCGCATGGGCCGCAAACGTCGCGTATGTCTGCACCACCGCGCAGATTGACGTGGTGACCTATAACGGAAGCTCCTACGCCTGCAAGAAAGGCCATACTTCCACCTCATCCATCCTGCCCACGAACACCACCTACTGGACGCTGATCACGCAGAAGGGAGCTACAGGCGCGACGGGGCCGCAAGGCTCACAGGGACCGCAAGGCATCCAAGGCCCCAAGGGAGATACAGGCGCGACAGGGCCACAGGGTCCTAGAGGAGCAACAGGAGCTACTGGTGCAACAGGCCCGCAAGGACCACAGGGACCGCAAGGGCCTGCGGGGAGCACGAGTTATCAAGCCGCCGCATGTAGTGGTGTTCACATAGGTAGTTCAAAGTGGGCCTTGAATGAAACAACCTATCCTTTAATACCTTCGGGGGGAACATGGACATACATGACAAGTGAAAAGGGAATAGGGACTGTTGCTGGAGGTACAAAAGTATATGCATCTTCTGAACGTGAAGTAATGCTAGCTATTAAAATAGGATAGGTAATTTATGTATAATTATGGACAAATTATTCACCGTACATTTGATGACTCCTATGTCATCACAAAAAACGGACTTCCTTATCATGTTTACCCATATTCCGCCGAATATGCACAGGAGTGGGATGAAGTGGATGCCTACGCCGAAGCGCATCCAGAATGTGTGACCGAAGAAAAGCCTTATGTACCCACGCTAGAGGAACTGAAAACAGCGAAGAAGGCACGGATCGACGCGGAAACGTCCGCCGCCATCCTTGCCGGGTTCGACTATGCTGTGGACGGCGTGACCTACCATTTCAGCTATGCGCTTGATGATCAGCAGAACTTCTCCGACACGGCGAACGTCTGTCTGATGAGGCAGGCAGGGATGCCGGGCCTGCCCAACTCAGTGACGTGGAATGCCTACACTGTACCGGACAATGAGCTGGCGCGCCTGACGTTCGACGCATCGGGCTTCCTCGCGCTCTACGCGGGCGGGGCCATGAAGCACAAGAACGAGATGATGCAGTGGGGCGGGGGACGCAAGGCGGCGGTGGAGGCCGCGACCACGCCGGAAGAGGTTGAAGCCGCGTGACCTACGGAAAACACATCCTCATCGGCTTCGATCAATTCCTCAACACCCTGTTCATGGGCTGGCCCGACGAAACACTGAGCAGCCGATGCTGGCGGTGGGAACAGGCAGGCATCCGCGCATGGCCCCGTAAGCTTGTGGACACGCTGTTCTTTTGGCAGCCGAATCATTGCCGGAGTGCCTATGAAAGCGAACGCAAACGCCTCCAATACCCTCCTGAACTCAGAAACGCGGGAGGCTAAATGGCAACGCCCTGCGCCCATGAAGCTGACATTTCCCTCCTCAATACCGCCATCGTCGAAATCAAAGACACCCTCAAAGACCTTAAAGAACTCCTCCTCTCCAACGCCGTCCTCTCCGAGCAGGTTTCCCATTTCAAGGAAAACATCACAAGCATCGACATCCGCCTCCGAAAGCTGGAGCTGGATGTGGCGCAGGGGAAGGGGAACAGTCACTGGATGGAACGTATCTTATGGTTAATAATAACAATAATACTCAGTGGCATGATTGTGATTTCAAAACCTTAATTTGTAATCTTCATTTTAACAGTTGTTAGAATGAAATATTCTTCTTGAAAAAAATACCAATTGGTATTAAAAAATACTAACAAAAAGGCAAGGAAGTGCGCCAACACTCCCTTGCCCCCGGCAACGGTAGGTTAATGAATATGAGCCTTCTTTTGTCGGATTAGATGGTTATCATCCTAAAAAGAGGACCCCGGAAGGCGTTGCCCCGCCGACCGGGGTCTGCCTTTACCGTCGTTTCAATAGCTTCTTAATCTCCCTGCCAATGTAGCGCAGGAAGTCCAAAATCAGACCACCAGCTACAAGGACAAGGACATCCTTTGCCATATCTTCTGGCATAGGCGGCCTCCTTTTGTGTTATCCGTCGCCTATGATTACAACAACAAAAGAAGGCTCCATTCATTCTAATATCGGATAATCAATCCTATGTCTATCACTACTATTCTCAATAATTCCAAGGATAATCGCGCATCCGAGTCCGCACTCGCGGAACTTCACGGCGTTGTGGCGAAGCTCCTTACGTCCCGTCTCCAGTCCGGCGATGCATCCACGGCGGACATCAACGCCGCGATCAAATTCCTCAAGGACAACGGCATCGACTGTGCCGGGTCCGCGAACCCCGACGTACAGGATCTTGTGGCGAACCTTCCGACCTTCGAGGATGTCTCGAAAGATGAAGTGAGCCTTCTTAACTAAAACCCACAAACACGCCCTGTTTAAAACCCGATCTTCGAGCGCATGACTCGTTGGTCGGGTTTTCTTTTACTCACCGGAAAACCGTCAGCCTGTGGGCTGTTTTTGGAGAAAAGCATCATGTCATGTAAAAAGCTCCCTCCCATCAATGTTCCCAAGGATGAACTCAAGGCCATCGTCGCCCGAGACAAGGAACGCTTCGCCAGCAGCGGCAACCTCACTCCTCTTCGGGCGATCCGGCTGAAATGCCTCGACTGCTGCGGGGAATCAGCTCTTGAGGTAAAGCTCTGCACCGTGAGTCGCTGTGCCCTCTATCCGTACCGGATGGGCAAGAATCCCGACAACCGAGGCGAAGAATACGTCGCACTCAGCTTCCACGGGGAAGACATCAAGAGGGCCGTTCCACTCACGGCGTTTCAGGCCATCAAGGAAAAATGCAAGGACTGCTCCGGCCCGGACTTTAAAGCCAGCGAGTGTTCGATGGATGAATTCAGTTGGTGCCCGCTGCTGCACTACAGGAAACAACGCGAGGCCAAACGCCGCGCCATGACGCCTGAGCAACGCGCGATACTCTCCGAACGCCTGAGACGCAATCTTTCCTGAAAAACACCCACCAGTTCAATGAAACAGCCCCGAAAGAAGTTTTTCCGACCCGATGGTCAGGAGGCTTCTCTCGGGGCTTTTTTTCTCAACCACAGGAGGTTTTGTTACGAACACCCCGACTTCCATCCCCCCGATGCCGGAGAAGCTGGCCGACTTCCGGGTCTTCCTCACGCTTGTCTGGCGGCACCTGAACCTTCCCGACCCCACCCCCATTCAGCTCGACATCGCCCTGTACCTCCAGCATGGGCCGAGGCGAAAGATCATCGAAGCCTTCCGAGGCGTGGGCAAGTCGTGGATTACGGCGGCCTATGTCGTCTGGAGGCTCCGGCAGAACCCCAACCTCAAATTCATGGTGCTGTCCGCATCGAAAGACCGCGCCGACAACTTCACGACGTTCTGCATGAGGCTCATCAATGAAATCCCTATCCTTCAATGCCTCATCCCCCGCGCCGACCAGCGCTGCTCGAAGCTCTCCTTCGACGTTGGCCCCGCCCGTGCCGACCATGCGCCGAGCGTCACGTCGAAAGGCATCTTCTCGCAGATCACGGGCGGACGCGCCGACGAGATCATTGCGGACGACATTGAAGTGCCGAACAACAGCTTCACCCAATCCATGCGGGACAAGCTCTCGGAAGCGGTTAAAGAGTTCGACGCCATCCTGAAACCCGGCGGCACCATCACGTATCTCGGCACCCCGCAGACCGAACAATCCCTCTACAACCAGCTTCCTGACCGTGGGTATGCCGTCCGCGTATGGCCCGCACGGTATCCGTCAGATGACCAGCTCATCAACTACGGCAGCGAACGGCTGGCCCCATTCATCCTCAAGCGACTTGAAGACTCCCCTACCCTTGTCGGGCGCACCACGGACCCGCGCAGGTTCTCGGACGACGACCTCCTCGAACGCGAACTCTCGTATGGGCGCAGCGGGTTCCAGCTCCAGTTCATGCTCGACACCCGGCTCTCCGACATGGAGAAGTATCCCCTCAAGCTCGGGGATCTGATTGTCATGTCGTGTTCGGCTACCGACGCCCCGGAGAAACCCATATGGGCTGCGGGCACCACAAACATCCTGAACGACGTCCCCTGCGTCGGCCTGAACGGGGACAGCAGGTACTATGGCCCCGCTTTCCTCCACGGCACATGGCTCCCGTACACAGGTTCCGTCATGGCGATTGACCCGGCTGGACGAGGCAAGGACGAAACCGCCGTGTGCGTCGTGAAGATGCTGAACGGCTACCTGTACGTCACGGCAATGCGGGCCTATCAGGAAGGCTACAGCGAGGCCACCCTTTCCTCCATCGTCCAGCTTGCCAAGCAGCAATCCGTCAACCATGTCATCATCGAGGCCAACTTCGGGGACGGCATGTTCACCAAGCTCATCAGCCCATACTTCACCAAGACACACCCCTGCCGCATCGAAGAGGTCAAGCACAGCAAGCAAAAGGAAGCACGGATCATCGACACCCTCGAACCCGTCATGAACCAGCACAAGCTCGTCATCGACAAGAACCTCATCCTTTGGGACTACAACCTCTCCACTAAGAACCTCCCCCCTGAGACGGCCCTCAAGTACCAGCTCATGTACCAGATGAGCCGGATTACCAGAGACAGGGGAAGCCTCGCTCATGACGACCGCCTCGACAGCCTCGCTATGGCGGTCGGGTATTGGGTCGAACAGATGGGACAGGATGTGGACAAGAGGATGCTCCTCCGCCAAGACCACCTCATGCTGGAGGAGATGAAGGCATGGGAAGGGAATGCTAAGGGGGTGAACGTGAAGATCGGAATTACGAACAACCCCGCACTCTCGGAGATGCTGTTCACTTTCCACGGCACGGTTGTCAAAGGAAATGATGATACAGGTGGGCATCAGCACTATAAAAGATTAAGAAACTGGACTGGTGGGGGGAGGGGTACGAGGAAGATCCTCCGGTAGAACGTGAGGGGAGAGGGAAGCATGTAGACCTCCCTCTATCCCTTCGGGGAAGACCTCCCTTCTAGGGTCATTTTCTAACATACTGATTTTATTAAGATGGATGATCTGTGATCCATGATCATGCTGACTTTCTAACTAGTTGAAATCATTATGATTGATGATATTGATAGAATATTCTATTTATTCAATATCGAAAGATAGTTGGAATTAGGTTGCACCTTCGGAGAGAGCGAAAAATAAATTCGACAAGAAGCTACTTTCAGTATCTTAAAAAATCTTACGTTACCCTAAAGAACCGAACGTGGGACTTAAACAAAGAGATCTAATTTAGATCAAGATCACCTTAATGATCAGAATCTATACGTTACCTTATAGACTCGTATATTGTCTTACCGTTTCCTTTCCGTTATCATATAGGCAGACCAAAATTTGCTGAAAAATGTGAAGGGCCTACCGCTATCTGATTGATCCCCGATTCCCCCCATGCCCTCCCCGCCGCTCTCATGGTTGTGGGGGATGGTCACAGGGAGGGAGTCGAGCCGTTGAACCTATATAATATATGGGCCGTTTTGCAATTCATTTGCAATCAAATACGCCTAACATGCCGTAATCATACGGTAGCATGTCGGATTGATAATCTCATTGAGGGGGTATGGGGAGGTCTACGGAAGGATTGCCGGGGGTGGTGTTGGCAGGACTGTCAACTTTGTTTGCAGTCGCAAGGATTGACTGCCAATTTTATTCTCATTTTGATAAAAATCGATTAAATTCTACTAACATAATGCAATGAATAAAGAAAAAATAAAGAATATTGGGATTCAAGTCACTGTAGCTCTTGCGGTTATTTTTTGTTTAAAAGTCTATCACTATATAAAAAACAAAACAGAAAGTAAAAATATTGTAGCCTACTCAAACGAGAACAAGACACAAGTTCAAGAAAAACACTTATATCTAGCTGATGAAATAAAAGTATCAGGAAACACAAAAGAAGAACAGATTGATTCATTTTGTAATAACTTTAGCGTAGCTTTTAACAATACCCCCATAGAAAAAAAATATTATACATATAAGTTTTTGTAGAATAGCTATGCTTAATATAGATGTAGACAATCTAGAACCTATAGAAATACCAACAGAAGGAATGAAGGCGATTTACTACATTCAAGAGGCCATGCAAAAAGAAAATCAACCATTCAAACTAGCAACTATTTATCAAATATCATACGGATTAAAAGATAAATACCCTTCATTATGGGAATTAAAGCTATTACTTTCAAAAAATGAATCTTTAAAAAAACAATTCCTAGATCAACAATATAAAAAAGCAATAACTGATATTGAATTAGGTTTAAATTTAAATGAACTTGCTTTAATTAAAGAAAAAATAAGACTAGCACAGGGATAAAATATGCCAGCACTACCGGGATACTACACAACAAAAGAAGCGGCGGAAAAGCTAGGTTACAAAACACCTGATAGTCTGCGCCAATATTGTGCACAAGGTAAAATTCCCGGTGCACAGAACATAGGGCGTATGTGGTTTATACCTGTTGAATGGGTAGAAAGAAAGGAAAATGAACCTATAGATCCAAAAGGAAACAGAGGGTTAGCGCGAGAATCGAAAAAATGATACGGACGTATTGACATCTACTCTGTAACAGAGTAGAAAGGAATCACGCAAGGGAACAAGCCCTAAGCCTGATTCCTTTTCTTTTTATCCTATCTACTCTGTTACAGAGTAGAATATCTTTGACAATCCCGCCCTTGGCTTCCTTGGAACCCTGCACGGCAGGCAACAGCCAAGAATAGAGAAAGTGAACGGAAACGAACAATAACACAGATACAAAAGTTTTTGCTTCCAACACCTTGCCGGGTACGGATCACACTTGCCCAAATGCATACACCAGACAGCGGGGGAACGGGTTTCCGCCCGACTTTCCCGGTCATAGTGGCGCATAGCATAAGGAACCATCCGGCAAGCTATGGAGTCAGAAACGAACGAAAAGAGCGATAATTGCCAACCTCTGCAAAAGGAGTTACATTTTAATCATGAGATACATCATAACAACCTTTCAAGGCTTAGGAATCGCGTTGGTAGCAACGGCTACCCTGCGCCTTCCTGATGTTTCCGGTGTGGGAACGTTGATAGGCCTTTGGCTGATTGTTTTTGGCTTTGTACTCCATATGTTGATTGGAGGTGATAAGAAATGACGGCTACTATCCTTTATATCATTATAGGTGTTGTTATGACTTGCGCGGGTATCGCCGCTTATATCGCCTATCGCAAGGGCTGGTTAAAGTAAGGTAATCTCTAAAAAGAACACGATTTCAAGAGGCCGTTGTGGTGCAAACCTAACGGCCTTTTCTTTTACCCTTCACCCATTTCACCACCACAAACAAGATAGGAAACACAATATGAATCTCACACAACAGGAAGCGGAATTGCTAGCCTATGCTTTCGGTGTATCCCTTCCCAAGCCTGAAAGTGAAGTCCACTTGCTTACCATGCAATCAGGTCGCACATGGTGGATCACCTTTTGGGACGGGGTTTATAAGGTACAGGAAGAACTATGATTAAGGATTTTCTTTATATACTAGGAAACATCCTGATACTTGGCTTTTTTATCTTCTTAGGACTCTTTGGAGTCCTTTTTTTGTAACTTCATCATATCTAAAAGATAAGAGGCAACAGTATGTACAAGACTATTTCTTTATTTGACTTTCGCCAAACCTTTTCAGTTTATGGACGTCGCTATAACTTTTCTGATTCTGGCTTAGATGCTCTTTTCAATCACTTTGAACAAATGGAAGAAGACACAGGAGAACAGATCGAACTAGATGTAATAGCTATCTGCTGTGAGTTTTCGGAATATAATTCAGCTCTTGAAGCTATGGGGGATTATACCAACATGGACGAATATGGTGATATTGATGAAGACGATGCTTTAGAATGGCTCAATGATCGCACCTTTGTTCTCGAATGTGACAATGGGCATATAGTGATTCAAAATTTCTAACCATACATTGATGATTCATTGTTCAATCATCAAAGAGGCGACTTGATTATAGCGAGTCGCCTTTTTCATTGATGGAACAAATATTAACAACAATGGAGTGATAAAATGGACGCCTTTTACACTGAAAACATTGTAACGGAAAAGTACGGCTACAACATGACTATCAACCTGTATCAAGATATCGACGCTCCAAATCCATTCGATGAATTCGACACACTCGGGACGCTCGAAACATTTACCAGTGCGACAGAGTATAGGGAACGAATTGAACAATTTGATAAGGAACGGTCTATCTTTGTTGAGGGGTCAACGCTGAGAACCGAATATGTCATTTACGCTTCCCGTGCCTCTATCAGGACAGCGTATAACGTCAAGCGTCTTACAAAGAAGACATTAGCAAAGGCATTTGATTGCCTCATGTCGGAACGCGCCATCTATGAAAACTGGTTGAATGGCGGCGTTACAGGCTACATAGTAACAGATGATGAAACAGGGGAAGAAATAGATTCCTGTTGGGGCTTTTATGATGACGATAATGATGAACATGCCCTTGAAGAAGCAAGAGAAGCAGCCGAAAACTATAGGCGACCAATACCCGCATGGGCAAAGAACTGGAAGCTGTTACCGGGACTGACGGCGGAACAGGTTGGAAATCCTTTTTTGCGTGTCGCGTAAAGTATGAGGTGTTTATGTGCACATTCTACAATATCGACGTTACCGATATGACCATACGCCAGATCAACAGGCTCTTTCGCCAGCACGACACCAGCACGTTATGGCCTATTTGTGGGCGGTTCAACGCTACCGAAAGAGCAATCAGGCGTTTGCAGCGGACCGCTGAATACACCTACACAGACGGCCTTGAATATGCCCTTGCCCTTGATTCTGAAATAAGCCGCATTGTGAACGGGGAGGTCTAGATATGAGCGTACAACATAGCCTTTTCATTAATGCCTATATCGGATGCCTTTTGTGGGCTGGAACAGACGATAACGGGGAGCCGTTAGACACTCATTACAACATCTATAATTTGTCCGCTGAAAGCCGCAGCCGCATTGTGAGGGACTGTCATTATTTTATGCTTGTCGCCTCTACTAGTGACATAGACCTTTCCGGCCTTGAAGCACAAGCGGGGCATGATTTCTGGTTGACACGCAACGGTCACGGCACGGGCTTTTGGGACAGACCGGAAATCTACGGGGAAGAAAATGCCCGCATCCTTTCAATTATGTCCCATTGTTTCGGAAATTGTGATCCAATCATCACTGATGATGAATATATTGAACTTGTATAGATTTTGCTTAGGTGAACTATGGAATTTATGCTTGTTATTCGTGATGGTGAATGGAAGCCTTGCGCCTATTTTATTGACGGGAAGCGCGTTTCTAAGGAGGCTTATAATATAATGGAATATGAAATTCAAACACACGGCGTTGCGGATTGCTTCCTTACACGCCGTTCCCGTAATGGTAATTGGCTTCATAGCTTTTCAGGTCGCTTGATACGTTGACCTGAACATATCAACACCATTGAAACATCAAAAGGCGGAACCTCACGTCAACAAGGGTTCCGCCTTTTCATTGTGGCAATGGTCGATTCTATTTAGCTTTATAAGACAAATCATTTGAAAGGACGGTCGCATGTTCAAGTATCTTTTGAAACTCTTCCTTTTTGGGGGCCTTATTCCCATTAAGCTCATAAAGGAGCGCAAGGTAATAAAAAACGTAGCGATTGAAGGGGGAAGGTTTGAGATCCGTCTTGGATTCCATACTAGCCTTAACAATAGCCCCGTATTCTATCTCAGCACACTTGACAGCATTGTTCAAGAGCATCGTCCGGGTACTGACTTCTACATTCATCTTTGTTGATTTTAAAGCGGCTCTGCTTCCTATATAGGAAGCTATTATTGCCGCCACAAATGAGACACCCGTAGAGAGTAATACGTTTTCCATGTTCACCCGCCTTTAATACTATATAAAGAATGGAGACTATCACATGGGTTACACAGTAGACAAAAAGACCGGAAAGATCATCCTTGTACATGACGTTACCGTATCGTCAAAGGCCGTAAAACAGCCGGAAACACAACAGCAGCAGCGCCAGCAGGAACAACAAACCGCCGCCACCTTGCCCGCGATTCCCGCCGCCTCTATGTCCTCCGCGCGGGCTTCCGCTCCCGGCACGTTTGTTTTCCCGGTCACGAGACAAAAGGTTCGGACGGTATGGCATGAGGGGAACGTCTGGTTTGTGGCGAATGACGTTTCCGCTTGCTTGGGTTTTGCCAGACCTGAAAAAGCTATTATTGACCATTGCAACCATGCGAAAACGCTAAAAGGTCCCGAATCAGGAGGTTTGACCTCCTCCCCTCGCGGCATCAACATCATCCCCGAATCCGACGTCTACCGCCTTGTCATGCGCTCCAAACTTCCCGCCGCCGAACAGTTCCAAACGTGGGTGTGCGAGGAGGTCTTGCCCTCTATCCGCAAAACGGGCGGCTACGGCGGTTCACCTGCACCCGCCACCAAACCCCAAACCGAAGATCAGCTCATCCTTGAGGCCATGCAGGTATTATTGTCCAGAACCGAAACCCTCAAGGCGGAATTGGCCGAAGCCAAACCCAAGGCCGATTATTACGATGCCCTTGTGGATGACAGGGATCTCCTCACGTTCACGGAAGCGGGCAAACTGTTCGACATGTCCGCCCAAAAACTCGCGGCATTCCTGCGCGACGCGAAAGGGACGCCGCACCATTGGCTGTTCAAGGGTTTCGACGGCGCAAACATCCCCTACCAGCCCATTATTGACCGAGGACTGATGAAGGTGAAGCACCGTACCAGTTCCCTCAACGGGATGCCCTGCACACAAGGGTATTTCACACCGAAAGGGATTGAGGCACTGAGGAGGTTGTTGCGAGGATAAGAAGGAGAGGGGGAGGGGGAGGGGAAAGGATGCGTACTGTCCTTAAACGAGGGCGTGCCTGATTTCTCTACGCGCTAAGATGTCAGCTCTTCTACAGGCTTTGTAGGTATCGGGTAGCTGACATATTCAATGTGAATAGAGAACAATCCCCAAACACGGCAAGAAAATATGAGCTTACGGAAGCAGTTTCGTAACTTTTTAAGCCTCATATGGTACCCTCGAAACTTTGATACGTACCTTCCGTCTCCTCCTCTCCTTTTGCTGCGTAGAGAAATGAGGGGAATAAAGCAAGGCTTTTCTTTCTTTACAATGTGTTACGTTTTGCCTTTCATATCGTACCTTGCGTCTACAAGGTACAACATCTTTATTCCAAAGAGAGGCCGATCCTCTCTTCTCGCCCGATTTTCTGTATGTAGCAAACGGATAACAAACCAGCAACAGCCAAAGCCGGGAAGGATTATTCCAACCCGGCTTTTCTTTTACCCTTTGAACACATCATCAAAGGATGAAACGCATGTACGATGAAGATAACGATTATTCCGTACCGTTCCCCGATGGGACAGTATCAGAAATTATTGAAGCCTCAGCAAAACTCATAGAAGGTAATTATTATGAAGCAGGTTATTGATAACAAGAAAAAGAAGTCTCTCCCCAAAGGTATTCGCCATCTTGCATCGGGTAAGTTTATTGCGGATGTATGCATTAATGGAAAGCGTAAGACAAAAACGGTTGATACACTGGAAGAGGCTATTATTGAACGTCAGAAGATGTTGCAGCAATACAGAGATTCTACCGCAAGTGACGCTTCCGCCTCCACTGCCGCTGGTAATGATGCTGATTTGTGTACATTGGATATGCTTTTCAAACGAACGTATAATCTTTACTGGAAAGACACCTCATGGGGAAAAATTGCAAAAAATCATTATAAGCAATTGTCCACCTTTCTCGGTGGTGGCGATCATCTTTCCGTTACAGCCCTGAACAACATCAATACGCTTGATTCCTTCGTCGATTATCTCATTGATCAGGGAAATTCCAATTCAACAATCAATCGAAAGCTTGCCATCCTTTCCAAGATGCTCACCACGGCAGTAGATCGAGGGATTATTGAGAAGGTTGTGAAAATCCCGAGACGCAAGGAAGCCCTGCACCGGATACGCTTCCTCACTACAGAAGAAGAAAACAAGATGGTGCAGACACTTTCCATGCTCGGCTACAAGCCCCAACTCGACGCGTTCCTCGTCCTCCTCTACACAGGATTCCGCAGCAGCGAATTGTGGCGCTTGCAGGTGCGAGATGTCGATCTCAAACACGGCACCATAACAGCGTGGAAGACCAAAAACGGCTACCCCCGTACAATCCCCATCGTGAACAAGATCCGTCCGATTATTGAGCATCTCACCCTTGAAGCCACAGATAGAGGCGACGATAATCTGCGACTGTTTCCCCGTGGGACGAACATATGGTTTGAAACGGCGTGGCGGAAGGCGAAGATCCTCCTCGGCCTTTCCGACGATCCTCAGTTCATCCCATACGCCCTACGCCACACATGCGCCTCCCGTCTCGCGCAGGCCGGAGTCAGTATGATGGTCATTAAAGAATGGTTGGGACACCGCAATATTGCCACGACAACGCGCTATACCCACCTAGCCCCGAAGGATCTCCGCAATGCCGCACAAGTCCTATCATCTTAATGTGTTACTAACTAGTTGCAATAATTGCAAAAGCAGATGCAAATTGCAGATGATACGACAAAAACAACTAACAATGATAGGGTATTATTTGTTACTAGCAAGATAACCAATCTAGCAATACTTATTCTCTTTCTACAGGAGAAAAAAGTCACGAAACGTACTAAAAAAAGAATCTAATGGCCTTGTCTTCCGATGAGAATCAGGTATAGCTAAGAACAGGTGGTGCTGTTTGAATACGCAACCAAAGGAGAACCCTTATGTCTGCCAATCTTATTTCTGCCGTTCATGATCTTGTTTTAGAAAGCGGTCTTGGTGCCAAAAACATTGCCGCCGCCGTGGGCAAACCGTATTCCACCCTGCTGCGTGAAGTGAACCCCTTCGACGACGGCGCGAAACTCGGCGCGGAAACCCTCGTCGACATCATGCGGGTCACTGGTAATATCCAGCCGCTTGAGCATATAGCCGAACAGTTCGGCTATGAGCTCAAGCGGACCCACTAAGCCACTCCCGTACAATGCCTCCCCAAGCCCAAAGAACCACCATGACGCACACCACCGCCCTATTGCCCCGCCTGTCGGGGCTTTTTCATATCCGTTCTCCCCTTCCCCCAAAAGTCCTCGGCAAGCCGAGGATTTTTCATAGGTACACGTAAGCATGAAAGTTCCCGTACTGGGAGTTTTTCCTGCATGACGCCCAACTGAGCCGGACCATTTCGGTCCATATGCCCATGCGTTCAACGGTACAAAAAAGAGAGGGGTGGCGCCCCGCCTTTTTCCGTTCCC